GCCGACTGTCTGCTGTGACATAGGCGCCGCCCTCCCTTCTGCTGAGTGCCTCGAGAATGAAGTCGATGAACTCCGGCTCGAGGTCGCGGAGCTTTCGGATCAGTGCGTCCTCGTCAGTGTCGCCCTCGACCTTGATCTGCGGAGAGAAGGACAGGCCACTCAGGTCGTAGACCACAGCAGTGCCGGAGCCGCCGCTGAGCAGCTCGTAGTCGCTTTCGCCGTCAGATGCCCCGAGCATCCGGCCCGCCTCTGCCCAGTAGGACAGGTTTTGCGAACGGTATGCAGGGTTGAAACTGATGACCGCCTCGGTCGGGTAGCGTGGATCCTCGCCGGCGATGGACGGCCCTCTTGTGAAGCCGCCGGTCGCATAGCCAGAGACAGACGCGCTGCCGCCTCCACCTCCGAACAGGCCGGCGATCTTGGAGATGACGCCGGAGCCGAAGCTGACGATCTTCGATACCCAGCCGACAATCGTGCCGAGCACGCTGGCGATGGGTTCCAGAATAGACAGCAGCGGAGTCAGCAGTGGGGTGATGGCGCCGATCAGGCTCAGGATCGGGGGGAGTAGTGCCTGAACGAGCTGCATCAGGGGATCAAGCAGCGGCATGATGACGCTGTTGACGATTTGCAGAGCCACTTCCAGCAGCGGGGTGATGACCGGCAGCAGGCTCGAGATGATGCTCACCAGCACAGGCAGCACGGCGCTGACGATCTGCGTGATGATAGGGAGCACGGTGGCAAGCAGGCTGGCAATAGGCGGCAGGATCGCGGAGACGATCTGCATGAGTGGCGGGAGGAGCGTCTGCACGAGGTTGAGAAGCGGCGGGAGCAGAGTGCTCATTAGCTGCGTCAGAACTGGCAGAAGGTCGGCCGTGAGCTGAGAGATCAGGGGCAGAACGTCCTCGAGGGCGTCGGCCGCGCCGGTCAGGAACTCGTCGACAAACGGGGCCGCAGCCTCGACCGCCTTGGAGATGGCCGGAGTGATCTGCTCCATCAGTTTTTGCAGGGTCGGCATGAACTTGTTGAGCCCGTCGAACACAGTGTTCGCCATAGGCTTGAGGGCCACTTCGAGCCCCTGCTTCATAACCTGAAGCCGCTCGGCGAAGTCGTAGGTGTCATCAGCTGCGCCGGCGATTGTCTCGCCGTTTTCTTGCAGCTCAGCCGTCAGGTCTGCGACGGCCAGAGAGCCGTCTCGGATTGCTGCGGCCATCGTGGAGCCTGCCCTTGTGCCGAAGATCTCCGACGCGATGCTGGCGGCCTCTGCGGCCGTCCCGGCGTTTTTGATCTTTTCGTAGTACAAGGCGAGCCCGTCGCTGGCGCTGATGCCCTCCTTGGCGAGTGTGGCGACGCTCTTTTTCATAGCGCCGAGCACTTCGTCGGTGTTTACGCCGGCCTTGTCGAGCTGGCCCATCAGGGCACTCGCCGTCTCGAAGGAGTAGCCCATCTCCTGAAGCTGCGGGCCGAACTTCTGCATATCTGCCATCAGATCCGTGAAGCCCATACCCGTGCTCTGGCTGACCTTAAAGATGTAGTCCATAGCGCCGCCCATGTCGTCGGCGTCGATGTTCCACTGCTGGAAGGCTTGGCTCGACTCCTCGATCACGCTGCCGAGGTCGTCCCCGAGCATATCGCTCACTTGGATGGCCTGCTTGGAGATCTCCTGAAGTTGCGGGCCGGTGAGGCCGAGGCGGGTGTTGTAGTCTGCGATCGCCTTGCTGGCGTCCTCCATTGTGGTCGGGACGCTCTTATAGACGGCGTCGAAGTCATCCAGAAGCCCATCCAGCGCGTCGCCGGTGGCGTCGGTTCCGATGCGGATAGCATCAGCAGCGTCATCGAAGGACGCGCCGAGATCCTTCATGTACTTTCCAGCCTCGACGACTGCCTTGCCTGTCGCCACAGCGATGCCGCCCACGGCTGCACCAACGGCCAGCGCCTTCACGTTCAGGCCGCTGATTTTCTTCTGAGCCTGTTCGATGGCTTTGCCGAGTGATGGGTCGATGCTGCCGGCCAGATTGACGACCGCCTGCATCGTTTTTCCGTTTGCCATGTGCGTCACCTCCTTCTGATGTGTGGTTTCTTAAAGCTGGCCGCACGAGTCGGCCGGCTCGCTTGGAGCCGCTTGGCCTCCTCGACGGCCTCCCCGTATTCGGTCAGGAAGTCGGTCAGCCTTCGCTCTCCGAGGTCTCGCGTTGATGTGTGGAAGGCTCGGGCGTAGTCTCGGATTGCGCGTCGGAGCTGTCGGGGGTGTAGGGTTCCTCCGACTTCCCGGAAATAAAATCCCGGCCGATCCTCATAATCTTCATAACGTCGTAGCCGCGGACGCGCTCGAGGTCGGAGATGTCGATCTCAGGGTTGACCGCGATGACGGCAGCGAAGCCGAGGTAGAGGTGCAGGCCGTAGTCCAGCTCGGCCGCGCCGGCTGCGTTGCCATTCTTGGAGCCGCTGGCGCTCAGCTTTCTGGCGTCAGCTTCAGCAAACGCCTGTGCGGTGATCTCGCTGATGTCATAGGTCAGCTCGTTGTAGCTCTTGCCGTTGATCTGCACAGGGTTGTCGAGCTTGATGGTGTTCTTCATTGGGTGCGTCTCCTTTCGATAAACAGAGGGCGCCGCATAGGCGCGGCGCCCTTCAGGTTACAGTAGGCTGCGGATGTCCTTGGCGTAGTCGACGCCGCCGACGCGCAGGATCGTGTTGAGCTGGTCGATCAGCCAGTATTCAGCGCCGCCGACGTAGAGCTGGTAGCGGCTCACGGCAAACGTGGCCTCGTTCTCGCTGGTGTTGCCGGGATCCACGGAGAGCCCCGGGATGCCCTTAGAGACGCAGCGGAGGAACGCCTTGCAGCCTTCGGTCTTTGTGGAGCCGTCGGCCTGCTTGACGTCCTGAGCCCAGCGGATCTCGATGGTCTTGCTCTCGAGCTTCATCATGTTCCGCAGGCCGAGGTCGATGCCGATCTTGGTGATGGATGCCTCCATAGCCTCGATCTGGCCGAGGATGGGGGCGGTGTAGGTTCCCATAGCCTTGAAGTCAGCGGTCACGGGAGTGACAGCCGGCAGCGCGATGGTCACGTCTTTGGCGACGAGAGTGCCGCCGATGTAGACGGTGTCGGCGAGGATGGGGCCCTTCAGGTCGAGCCACAGGTTTGCCATTACTCGTCACCTCCTTCGTAGTAGACAGAGAAGCCCGCGTCGGTGTAGGCGACGTAGACGCTCGCAGACTTGAGGGGCGGGGTCGGGGTGACGGCGATGTCCCAGCGGAAATCGCCATTCATCACGTCGGTGGTGCTGTTCTCGCTCTCGAGGAACAGGATCACAGGGGATCCGAGCAGCGCGCCCATGCTGACATAGCCGTCGAGCTTCTCCTGCTCGCGGTTGATGATGCGATCCTTCAGCGCGCGGGTCATGGGCTCGTCGATCTCCGGGCTCCACTCGCGCTGGAAGTCGTTGGTGATGTGCATGAGCATCCGCATGGAGACGTCGAAGATCGCGCGGGGATCCACGTCTGCGCCGTAGGTGTAGGCAGCCGTATGGTCGCCCCACAGTACCCATTCGCCGCCCCATGCCACGGCGGTGCTGATGCCGTTCTGCGTCAGCTCCTTGCCGCTCTGCTGGTCGAAGCCGCGGTTTTTCGCGTTGGCGCCGAAATACTGCTTGATGACGGGGATCGCCTTGTTGCCGCAGGTCTCCATCGGGACGCTGTTGTGGCTGAAGTCGGCGCGCATGAGCTCGACCACGGCCAGCGTGCTCAGGTGGAACACGTTGCCGAGGTTGTCCACAGCCTGCGGCCAGTAGACCTTAGAACGCTCGTCGGTGAAGGCGTTGGCCTTCTTCCATGCGATCGCCTTGGTGATCGTGTCGACCGCCTGCGCGGTGCTGTCCACGAGGGGCAGGTCGGCCACGACGAAGGCGTCCCAGTGGCCGTTGATCTTCTTGCAGGTCGTCAGCATGGCGTTGTAGACGGCAGGGCTGTGACTCCAGCCGGGGGCCGCGATCAGATTGCAGACCGCGAACTGCTCGGGATAGAGCAGCGCGATCGCGCTCAGGCCGCTGTACTCGCCGGAGGAGGTGACGCCGCCGATGATGTCGCTGTCTGCGATCTCAGAGTCGTCCACCTCACTGAAGCTGGCCGTCAGGCTGCCGGCGAGCTGCGCGTCGTCCTTCAGGCTGGTGATGATGACCGTGCCCTTGGTGAAGTTATAGTCCACAGCGTAGTCGGTGCCCTCGACGTAGTTGCCGCTGTCATTCTTTGCGATGGTCAGGGTGTCGAGGATGATCTTGTCGCTGGCGAACTCGGCGCGGCCGCCGGTGAAGGTGAGGGCCTTGGTGGTGGCCGTCTCCTTGCGGTGCTTGCCCGCGGAGGGGTCGAGCACATTGATGACGTAGATCGGGCCGATGTTCCCGAGGGTGTTGTTGAAATGCGCGTACACGGCCTCGCACAGGGTAAAGGTGCCCCAGTCGGACGAGTAGCCGATCTTCTTCTGAGCGTCGACCAGACTGGTGATCTTGATCGGCGCGTTGATGATGCCGGCCTCGCCGAAGCCGCGCACGAGGTTGACGGGTGCCGTGCCGATATAGACCGGCGTGGTGCCCGCCTGCACGGCGCTCTGTGCCACGGTCTCGCCGATGTGGCCGTAGGCGCCGTAGAGGTATTCGTTTGCCATCTGCTTATCCTCCTTTGCATGAAATTAGAGCAGCCGAGTGGCTGCCCTTAAAGCAGGTGTTGGTAGCTTTTCGGGTTGCGGGTCAGTGTCTCCTCGATGGAGAACTCAGCCCATGCAAACCAGTACGGGTAGAAGTCGGGGACGGCGTCTTGCTCCGTGACGGGGCCGAAGGTGATGCCCTTCTCCTTGATGACGCGGAGGTCGCCGAGGTACTCGGCGTTTTCAATCAGCCGGAGAGCTGTGTCCACAAAATTCCATGCGTCACGCCAGCCCTCTCCGTTCTTCACGAAGTAGGAGGCCGCCGCCTCGTTGTATTGCTGGATGTAGGTGCCGCTGCCGTCGCCCTTCGGCTTGAAGATGTCGGGCCCGTGGTAGCCGGGATCCCACGCTGAGAAGCAGAGCCGGATCTTGATGTCTCGGGCACTCTGGAGCAGGTCGTCGTCGCCCTGAACGATCTGCACGCAGACCGACGGGATCGGCGCGGCGATGTTCGGGGGCGTCCTGTCCTTCGATGGTACGAAAAGCGAGAACGCGGCCGGGTTTACCAGCTTGTATGGGTAGGAGGCGTCCGTTGCGTTGTCGTCGGGGAGCTTCAGCTTGACCAGAGGGCAGACCTCGGCGGTCAGCCAGTCCCGGACGGTTTCGATGCTGTTGACGATGGACATGGGGCACCTCCTACATGGTGACAGTCTGGCCGAGGGCCACGGTGGCGATCCCCATGTCCTCGCTCCAGTCGTTGACGATGTACTCGCGGCCGTCGACGTTGAGCCCTTCGCCCGCCGGGCGCCGAGCGGGCAGATCCTCGACCGCCGCATAAAGCAGCAGAGAGGACTCCGCGACGCTCAGCTCTTGCCCCCCTTGGCGTTCCTTCAGGGCGTTGTCGTCCAGCACGGCGGCGATGGCTCTGCCTTCGACGGTGTGCTTCTCACCGAACTCGTCGAGATTGAGAAACGTGCGCCGACGGTCAGCCTCGACCATCGCCTTGAAGCTGAAGGCCATCAGACGGGATCGGCGGCGCCGATCTGAGGGGGCTCCTCGTCGTCGGCGCCGTCATCAGGCTGCTCGGCCTTGGCGGCCTCGATGGCAGCGATGACGTCGGCCTTCTTGCGCATAGCAGAGGCGTCCACGCCATAGCGCGTGGCCACTTCCTTCAGCTCGTCGAGCTTCATGTCCTCGTTGTACTCAGGGGCCTCGTCGGCCGCGGTGTTGGTGCTGGCAGGCTCGTCGGCGTCGTCGCCGGGAGCGGGTGCGGGCTGCTCGGCAGTCTCGCCCAGCTCGCCGATGTACTTGGCGACGCCTTCCTTCACCAGACGGGCCTCCAGCTCGTCGTCGAACTTCTGAGGGCCGTCTGCTTCAGTGATGGGGATCACCTTGCGGCCGTTATAGTAGCCGAAGGTGCCCTTGATGATCTGGATCATGCTCTGCTCCTTTCTGCTGCGCTCAGTCCGTCAGGACGTCCGCAACGATGAACGGGTTCTTGTTGTTGGGGATCATCAGCGGGCGGCTGGAGATGGTCAGCGTGCGGCTGTTGCCTTCGGCGCTGCTCACATACTTCGGCACGCGGCGGCCGGCGTAGGTGTGGAACTCGCCGTCGCTCTGCTCGACCTGAGAGACGGCGCCGTAGGCGGTGCGGCCAGCGCCGGGAGCGGTGAGGACGCACTTGCCGGACGGGATGTAGAGCTTGTCGTTGCCCTCGTCGTCGGTGTAGGTCAGGTCGTAGGAGATGACGCTGATGATGCGGCCGAGGACGTTCAGGCGGGCCACGATGGCAGCGCCGTCAGGCAGCAGCTCAGGCTCCACGTTGCCGATCTCGATGCGGCGGTTGTCGAGGAGCTTCTGCACGGCCGCGTCATTGATGATGGTGTCAGCCACGTCCGGGGAGCAGACCAGATCAGAAGCGCGGAGGCCGCGCTTGGTCAGCATACGGATCATGGCCTCCAGATCCTTCAGGATCTTGCCGCCGGTGGCGTCCCACTTGGCCGTCGGGGTGTAGGTCGCGGGGTTGCTGGCCTCGGAGTAGAAACGGATCTCCATCTCGTCGGCCTTGTCGACGTCGTCGGCGATGTGCTTCATCACGCAGCCATTGGTCAGCATGGTCTCGGCGGCCATCGCTTCTTCGCGGTTGGTGATGAGCTCGCCCAGCTCGTCAGCGTCGCGCAGGATGAGGGTCTGCTGGCGCTGCTCAGGGGTGAGCTGAGAGTAGAGAGCCTCGCCGAAGCCGCGCTTGCGCAGCTCGTCGAGGGTCAGGACGCGACGGGGAGCCACGAAGGGCGGGGTGTAGCGTTCCATATTGTAGCCGGCGCGCAGGACGGTGACGCCGCCCTTGCGAGGGGCCACGAAGGGCGCCAGCTTCTTGCTGCCGTCACGGAACTCGACGAGCACGTCGTCGGTGGCGAAGATGTCGCTCGCGTCGTTGGTGGGGAAGTAGCGGTCACGCAGGAAGGTCGCAGCAGGGGTGAGCTGCTGCACGGCCATGAGCAGCGTGTGGGTGTCGTAGAAGTTAAAAGGCATTTTGTTGTCCTCCTTCTCTTAGTATTCGATGGCGTCGGAGAGCAGGATGCCGGCCTTGCGCAGCTCCTCCTCGTCGGTCGCCTTCAGGGTGTAGCCGCTTGCGACGGCCAGCTTGTTGCGGGCGAAGTGGCCGGTGCGGTAGGCCAGCACGGTCACGTCCGCGGTGGTGCCGACTTCCACGTCCTCGGCGAGGATGCAGTTGGCGGTCAGGGTTTCGTTGGTGGTCGCGGTGGAGCCGAGGATCACCAGCTTGCCGTCGCCGGCGGTGCCGGCAAACAGGGCCAGCACGGTGCCGCGCTTATAGGTGGCTGCGGCGGTGGCCTCCTTGCGGATGGTCACGGTGAACACGTCAGCGACGGGCTCGTTGGCAACAATCAGACCGTCATAGCCGACGCTGCCGAGGTTTTCGTCCAGTCTCTTGCTCATTACTTCTTACCTCCGTTCTGAGACTTGGTGGAGTTGTAGAGGCCGACGATGGCGTCCACCTTTGCCTTGTCGTCGTTTTCGCTGCCTTCCTCGCCGCCGTTAGGGGCGGCGCCGACGCCGGCAGCGCCGGACTCGTCGTTGTCAGCCTTGGCGTCCTTCAGGTGCTTGGCACCGAGGGCCGCCTGCTTCTGCATAGCCTTGAGCGCGAGCTGCTCAGCGGTGCAGGGGGTCTCGCCGTACTTGGCGTCCCTGACGAGCTGCGCGTCGCCCACACTTGCGGCGATGCTGTCGATGGCCTCGATGCGGGCGCGCTCCTGCGTTCTGGCAGTTTCGGCCGCCTGCTGCTCGATCTGAGCCACGACGTCGGGGTGCTGTGCTCTCATTTCTTCGAGGGTCATGGTCTTGTTGTCCTCCTTCTTGGGGCCGTCGTTCTTGGCGGCCGCGTGTTTATTTCCAGCCGCAGGGGCGGCGTGGATGCTGTTGTCGATGGGGATCGTCCCCGGGATGTGTCTGAAGCCCTTGACGTCGTGCCGGATGCCGGCGACGAGGAGCACCTTCTTGTCGGCGCTCAGGGTGACGTCGGGGCCTTCGTCTGTGAGCAGGGTGTCGGCAAAGCCGTTGTCAATGGCCTCCTGCCCGACCATCCACGTCTCGCGGGTCATCATGCTGCGGAGCTGGTCGACCTCGAGGCCGGTCTTGGCGTGGTAGATCTCCGCGATGGCCCGCTCGCTCGCGTCGAAGTCCTTCTGGAGCTTCTTCAGGTCTGCGAGGGTGTAGTAGTCGTAGAGCAGCCCGGCGACGCCGTGGATCATCACCATGCTGCCGGGATAGACCTGCACCTCGTCACCTGCGCAGGCGATGACGCTGGCCGCGCTGGCCGCGATGCCTTCCACGACGACGACCTTGTGGCCGGTCAGGCCCTTGATGGCGTTGTGGATGGCGATGCCGGTGTAGAGGTCGCCGCCGCAGCTATTGATCTTGATGGTGATGTTGCTCTTGCCCTTGACGGCCGCGAGATCCTCCATGAAGCTCTCGGGCGCGATGTAGAGGCCGGGCTCGGGCTCGCCCGTCCACCAGTCCACAGGCTGACGGCTCACGACGTCGCCGTAGAGGGTGATCTCGCCCTCGTCGTCGCCGATGCTGGCGACGTTCCAGAACTTGATCGGCGTGCCCGCAGTCTGAGGCCCGGCGCAGAGCCGGGGAGTGTTATGCGTTCTCATGCTTGTCTCCTTCCTTGATGCTTTTGATGGCCTCGGCGACGATTGACTCCCGCAGAGCTGCGGAGATCGTGCCGCTGGCCGCTGTGCTCTGGTCAACCTGCCCCTGCGCTGCGCGCAGCTTCTCGTTTTCCCGAGTGAGCTGGTCGACGTTGGCGTCCCACTGACCGCCGTTGAGTCGGATGGTCGCCTGCTCTCTGGTCGTGATGCCTTCGCCGATGGCGAGGATCTCGGCCGTGATCTCCTTCGTCGGGTCGAGCTGTCCCTGAGAGGGGCCGATCCACTCGGCGCCGAGGTATGCGGCGCGGATCGCCGGATCTGCGAAGAAGCCCGGGGCGCTGATGCGGCCGCGGGCGACGGCTTCAGAGAGCCAGATCTCATATACCGGCGTGCAGAAGTCATCGACAAACCACTTGCGCCTCATGCGGAACGCCTTCCACGCCTCCATCAGGGCGGCGCGGCTGGCGCTGTACGAGCTGTTGAAGCTCTTGAGCAGAAGGTCGGCCGGGATCTCGAGCGCGGCGCCCACCTGTTCACAGATGGCGCGCAGGAAGGTGTTGAAGCCACTGGCCGGCCGCTTGGGGTCTGCAAAGGTCACGTCCTCGCCGGGCTCCATGATGTTGATCTGGCCGGGGCCCATCTCGTACTCGTTAGGATCTCGGCTCACCTCCGGCAGGCTGCTCCCGACCTCGTTGAACGGGTTGTCGCCGGCGCCTGCCTCGGTCTTGATGAAGGCCGTGAAAAACGACTCGACGACCGCCGCAGTCAGCTCGCTCTCGGTGTAGCGGCGAAGCTGGAGCAGGGGCTCGATGACCTGCGCGAGATAGCTGACGCCGCGGTATTGATCCGGGCGCTCGCTCTCCATGACGTGCAGGATGTTCGGCAGGCCAGTCCGCTCGCCGTATGCCTGAACACGGGCCCACGTTGTCGTCGTGCTGCCGAGCTCGAAGGGGTAGGTGCTGCGGATGTGGTACGCCTCGATCTGGCCGTCGCCGTTCACCTCGACGCCGTCGTAGATGGTGTTGCCGTTGGCCGCCTTGCCGGTGGTCAGCAGCATCGGGGTGATGATGCCGGAGGTCGTTGGCGTGGCGACTCGGTCGGCCTCGATCAGGTGCAGGCGTAGCGAGTAGGGCGTGAGCAGCGTCGGCTCGTACTGCTTCACGACGGCGAACACGTCGCCGCTGACCAGCCACGAGGAGAGTGCGAGCTGCTGCATGGCTGCGAAGTTGTTGACGCCGGTGGCGTCGCACGCCCTTTTGTTCTCAGACCAGAGAGCGAACTCACGCTCGGCCTGAGCCTGCCATGCGTCAGCGGCCTCCTGCGTCATGCCGAGCGCCTCGCGGTCGATCCGACTCTTGAGCTGGAGACCGATGCCGACGACGTTGGTGCGGTTGGTGCGGATGGCAGAGGTGGCGATCGGGGCCGCCATGTAAAGCATCCGGGCACGCTGCCGCAGGGTGTAGTTGTTGGCGTCGATGTCCTCCTTCGGGCTGCCGCTCATAGCTCTGAAGCCCTTGGTCGCCTTCTTGTGCCAGCTCGCGCCGGCGTCGCCGTAGCCCTTATTCACAGGGCGCGGCTGCTGCCGCCTGTTCTGTGGGCGGCTTCTGCTTTTTCTTTTGCTGATGGTGCTCACCTCCTTCATGGTGAAGATGGCCGAGTCGGGAGAAAAGGAGCGAAAACTCCCGGCGTCGGCCTATGAAAAAAGCCCCTTTCGGGGCTTCTTTCACCAGTCTCGGGGCACTACTCCCACAGCTTTTCGCGGCTTCTCGCCGTTCAGTGCGGCCTCGAGGGCTTCGATGTCTGCCTCGAGCTGTTTGATGGCGGCCCGGATGGATCCGAGGTCGGTGTTGTAGCGGGCCAGATTGCGCGAGCCGATGCCGTAGCTCTGGACGCCTCCGTCCAGCATCTCGGCCTCTCGCTTCAGGTAGAGCTCCAGCCGGTTCCTCTTGATGGAGAGCTGGTACTCGATTTGTTCGCGTGTCTTTCTCATTGTGGTCTGTCCTCCTTACCAGTCGTCGAAGGCGTCGGCCCGGTTGTGCCGTTGCCGCTGCCGTCGCTGCTGCGGGGCCTTCGGTTTTTCCTCCAGCCCTTGCAGGCGGCGCTCGATGGCGTCCATGTCGGGGTTGATGATCTTGAGGCCGGCGTTGGCGTAGTCGCGGCAGTCGAGGGCCTCGTTGCGGTTGTGCCCGGGCAGCTTCTCCCATGCCCAGCGGTCGCCGCGGCGCGTGTGCGTGAGCACCAGCTTCTCGGAGAGGAGCCCGTTGAAGAAATTGAGGTCATAACCGGCGTCGGGGTGCCGGTTGAAATGGCAGTATTTTGGCCCGGGCTCCTGCACCTTCAGATTAGCCATGATCGTCGCCTTGCCGGCGTCGACGCCGATGGTGTAGAGCCAGCAGGTGATCCGCTTGTTGTCGCGGATCGGCACCTTGCTCGGGGGTGAGACGAAGGGGATGCCGTCGCCGCCCTTGCCCTTGATGGCAAAGACGCGCTTGCCGACACGGGCCCGGCACGCCTCATAAACTTCTTGGGTGAAGTGGCCGCCGGAGTCGACGCAAGTGATGGAGATCTTCAGACCGCGGCCGTTTTTGAACTTGTAGACGTGGTCGACCACGTCGTCGAGTCGCTGCCAGACCTCCTGGGTGTCTGGCCGGCCCATGATGTAGCCCTTGACGACGCCCCACGTCTCGCCGTACTTCCCGTGGCCGACTACCTCGTATTCGAGGCGGTTGTCCTGAGTGTCGACGCCGCAGGTCAGCACGAGCACGCCGTCAGGCAGCTCCACAGGGGTGCCGTCCGGGCGGGTGCCATAGTCCTCACGGCGGGCGAGCATGGTGTCCTCGTCCTCGAGGTCGCCGCGATCTTCCCACAGTTGGCCGAGCAGGGTGTTGTAGACGACCTTGAGGCGCTGCGGGTCATCCTTGGCGTCGAGGAACTTGAGGACGATTTTCTCCCACGGAGTCCACGGGCTCGAGAAGGCATTGAGCCAAAAAGAACGGACGCCCTTCTTGTAGGCGTCCGGGTTGTCGGCGATCCACTTGGCCGGCTGCTTTCGCATGACGTCCTCGGGGATCAGGCAGCCGCAGGCCGGGCAGCTCCACGAGACGCCGCTCTTGAGGCTCCACGACTTTTTCCCGCGGATCCTCTTGGCCTCCGGGTCGAAGTGGATATTGTCGAACACGATCTCGCTGTACTCCCCGCACTCGGGGCAGCGGTGGCACCAGCGTTCCTGCGTGCCTTGGTAAAAACTCGTTTCGATGTTGCTGTTGCCCTTGATGGTCGGGGTGGAGACCTCGACCGCCTTGGCGTTGTAGAATGTGGCCTGACGTGCTTCGGCCAGCGCCCACGGGTCGCCCTCTGTGCCGGCACTGGTCGCCCAGCGGTCGCGCTCGTCGCCGATGATATAGCGGGCGGGCGTGGAGGCCAGAGCCGAGGCGCTGTTGGAGCCGGTCAGGGTGAGCATCCCGCCCGGGAACGACTTCTGAAGGATCGTGTTGCCGCTGTCCTTGGCTTTGACGTCGTGCACCTTCGCCTTCAGGGGTTTGCTGTCGCGGATCATAGGGGCCACGCGGAGGCGACTGAACTTCCGGGCGTCGTCGATGGTCGGGTGGACGTAGAGGATGCTGCCGGGGTCTTGGTCGATGATGTAGCCGATGATGTTGAGCTCGAGCTCAGACTTGCCGACCTGAGAGGCGGCCACCATGACTATTTTGTGCACCTTCGGATCCGTAAAGGCCCGCATGGGCTCCTCGAGGTACGGGGTGCGCTTGGTACGCCACGGGCCGGCCTCGGCTGAGCTTTCCGGGGAGAGGCGGCGGTGCTTGTCGGCCCACTCGTCCACGGTCAGGCTCTCAGGTGGGGCGAAGCGTTTGACCGCTCCGGCGATGGCGGTATTGAGCTTCGCGGCGGCTTTTTTAGTCGTCCGCGTCATCGGCGAGCTGCTCGCTCCAGCCTTCCCGATCCCTTACTCGCCGGGCGTACACCTCGGGATCGTATTTATAACCGGCCAGCTCCGTCAGGATCTTGTAGACCTCTGTGCGGATGATCTCAGACGCCTCGGCGGGTGTTGCCGCGCCGGTGACGTCGACGGCCAGACGGCCCGGCAGGGCCACGAGCATCGACCTGATATTGTAGACGAGGTCGGTCATCACAGCCTCGACGTCCTCGCTGCGGTGCATGGTGCCCTCGAGCTCACTGAGCTGGAGGGCGGCGATGTCTGCCTTGCTGCGCTTGAGGTCAGCCTCAGCCTCCAGACGTCGGCCCTCGATCTCGCTGTCCTTCTTCGACGGCTCCCGGCCGTTGGCCTTGGCCGTCAGGTATCGGATGTACCTCTGGATCGTCGGCAGAAGGTCGTAGCGGTTGGCGTTGCCTTCCTTGACCGCGGCGATGACGCCCTCCTTGGTGAGCTGCTGCACTCGGCGGGGCGTCATGTCGAACAGGGCCGCGATGGTCTTGCTGTCGACGAGCTTGTTGTTGGTTGGGTTCGGCATGGCGTTCCCTCCTTTCTGCCGCTCGGGCGAAACGAAACGGCCCGAAAAAAATTTTTCCCGGCTGCGCGTTTTTTGGGCTCGCCAGCACCGCAGGCCAGAGGGGCCCGTCACAGTACCTTGCGGCGCTGCGCGTGACCGTGGAGGCGTCTGCGCGGCGCTGTGGCGCGCTCTGTGCGCGTCTGGCGGTGTGGGCCGGGCTCGGTGTCGGGTGCGGCTGTGGACGCGCTGTGCGGCGTTCTGGTGGGCTCTGGCTTAGAGGCCGAGGGCTCGCTTCATGTGGTGCTCGAGGCGCTTGCTGGTCTCGGTGTTGAGCCGGAGCATGATGGCCTCGTTGGTTCGGTCGCTGGTTATCATCTGCGGCACCGAGATGGTGGTCAGCTTCTTGATGTCGGTGCGGGTCTTGCTCATTCGCTGGAATGGGATCCAGCTCGTGCCGTCGCTCTTGGTGTTGCCTGTCCCCATGAGAATATTGTGCGATCGCTGCGAGAACGGGCCGCCCGGGGTACGGGTGTTCAGATAGCGGCCGATTACCTTCTTCTGTCCCTTGAGCACTGACGCCTTCAGCGTGTAGCTCTTACCGCGGGGCGGGGCCTTCGGTGTCATGCCGAAGTGCACAGGGGTCAGGAGCCTGCCCTTGTAGGTGATGGCGAGCTCCTCGATGGTCTCGCCGGTGATCTGGATGCTGCCGGCCATCTTCTTCGGCTTTCCGCTGCCCGAGGGCGTGATCTCCGACTTCTTGATGTTGTAGACGGCCGTGACCTCCTGAGCGATCCAGCCCGGGGCTCTGGCCTTGACGTCCTTGATGGTGTTGCTGATGGCCTTCTTGCCGCCGTTCTCGATTGCCTCGAGGTCAGCGACGAGCTGTTGCAGGTTGCTGAGCTGCGCCGAGATGCTGTTCTGCGGCATGGCCGTCGCCTCCTTCCTATACGCAAAAAGAGACCGGCGGGCGTTGGTTCGCCCGTCGGCCTCTTGCCGTCGGTTGTTATTTGGTTTTCCTCTGGTCAGCCGCTCGGAATTGTCACGGCGTTGCCCGTGTGTCCGGCGGTCTTTTGCAGGATATAGAATAGCACGGGTCGCTACTGCTTTTCAATTCCTT